CGCCACGTCCGCGGCGCCTCAAACGTGGCGCGGCAACGCTGCCGCCGGTTGCGGCACCGCCGCCCGTGCCCGCACCATCGCCACTGGCGGGGGTGCCTCTGCGCACATGCTGCTGGCCGATCGGCGAACCGCGCACCCCCGGCTTCCGCTTCTGCGACGCGCCAAGCGAGCCAGGCCGGCCGTACTGTGCCGAGCACGCGCGCCGGGCCTATGTCCGGCGCCGGCCGCTTGATGCGGCCGCTGATCCGCCGCTGGTGGCGGCCGCGTGACCGCCGCGCAGCTTGAGGCGCGGGCCATCGAACTGTTCGCCCGCGCCGAGCTGACCGAGGACGCCGAACAACGCGACATCCTGCGCGCCGCCGCCTGCTGGTACGCGCGCCGTGCGGAACTGACCCGCTGGGGCTTGAGCCATGAGCGATGATATCGTGCTCGCCGACCTCCGTTGCGCGCGCTGTGGCGCCCAGGACGTCGTGCTGATCGAACCAGGTGAGGCCGAGGTCCGCGAACTATTCCTGTTGCGCGCCGGTCGGCCGGTCCGCTGCCTTTGCGCGGCGTGCTGGCCCGCCGTGCAGAGCCGGCGGGCAGCGCCGCCATGACGCTGCACCCGGACCTCGAGCGGCTGGCGCTGCTGGGCTGGTGTCTCTATCCGGCAAGCAACCGCTCGCGCGCCGGGTGTTTCAAGGGCGCCACCGACGCCTCCACGCACGACCTCGACAGGCTGGAACAATGGGCGCGCGCCTATCCGGCGTGCAACTGGCGCGTGGTCTGCGGCAAGTCCGGCATCTGGGGGCTTGATTGCGATGTGCCGCCGGGGCACGCCCATGATGGCATCGCCAATCTGGCGGCGCTCTGCAACGTGCATGGCCCGCTGCCGCCGCGCCCGCAACTGCGCTCGGGTGGCGGCGGCGTTGTGCTGTTCTTCCGCCACCGGGGCGAGCGGATCATCGGCGAGGCCGGCCATCCGGCACCGGGTATCGATCCGCGGCGCGGCCGCCAGTCACAGACCATCCCGCCCAGCGTGCATCTTACCACGCGTCGGGCCTATCGCTGGCTGGTGGCGCCCTGGGAGGTGGCGCCGCCGCCCGCGCCCGAGTGGCTGCTGCGCCTGCTGGCGCCGCCGCCGGAGCCAGCCGTCCCCAAGGTCCAGATCGACACCACCGATGCCGCGCGGCGGCGGCTCTACCGCGCCGCGCTGGCGGTCAGCCAGGCGGTCAACGGTCAGCGCAACGCGATCCTGAACCGCCGGGCGTTCCAGGTCGGCCGGCTGATCGGCGCGGGGCTGCTCGATGAGCGCGAGGCGGTGGGCGCGCTGTATGGCGCGGCCCGGCAGGTAGGGCTCGACCACGCCGAGACCAAGGCCACCATCCGTTCGGGCCTGATGGCCGGGATGCGCCATGGCCGCTGACAGCGACGATGACTGGATCGGCAATGTCATCGACCTGGCCAGTCATCGGCCGCTGAAACAACAGGCGTGGTTCTCGCGCCTGCAACGCATCGACGAGCACCAATTCAGGCCCACGCTGACCAACGCGATCCTGATCCTGAGCCACGATCAGGTCTTGCGCGGCGCGCTGGTGTTCGACGCATTCCGCAGCGAGCACCTGATCACGCGCGCGCCGCCGCGGCACGACGATGATACCCCGGAATTATCCGGCCCCTATCCGCGCGCGTGGGGCGACGAGGACGTCGCGCTGGTTCAGGCTTACCTGCAAAGGGTCTGGTCCTACCGGTTCGCCCGCGCCACCGTTGAGGACGCGATGCTGGCGGTCGGCGCCACCAATCATTTTCATCCGGTCCGCACCTGGCTCGACGGCCTGAGATGGGATGGGCAGCCGCGTCTTGATACGTGGCTGACCCAGGCGTTTGGCTGTCCCGATGATGCGTATCACCGCTCAGTCGCCGCGAAATTCCTGATCGCCGCCGTCCGCCGGGTGCGCCGTCCCGGCACGAAGTTCGATCACATGCTGATCCTTGAGGGCGAGCAGGATATCGGCAAATCGACGTCGCTGGCGACCCTGTTCGGGCAGGATTGGTTTTCCGATTCGATGCCGCTCGATCTTGGCAACCGCGATGCCGCGCTCTCGCTGCTTGGCGTCTGGTGCGTTGAATGCGCCGAGATCGACCACCTGATCAGGAACGAGGACGAGACCACCAAGGCGTTCCTGTCGCGGCCGTTCGACTGGTTCCGCCCGCCCTACGGCAGGAATTTCATCAGGCATCCGCGGCAGACCGTGTTCGCTGGGACAACCAACAAGGACGATTACCTCCGTGACGAGACCGGTAATCGCCGCTATTGGCCGGTGCGCTGCGTGGCGGCCTCGGTGCGCTGGATCGCGCTCAACCGGGATGATCTATGGGCGGAGGCTGCGTATCGTGAGGGGCAGGGCGAGCCGGTCTTTCTGGCGGACGAGGAGGTCCGCGAGGAGGCGGCCAGGGCGCAGTTGCAGCGTCTCACCGCTGATATGTGGGGCGATGCGGTCCGCGAGTGGCTGGAGGGCGGCGAGTTCGGCTCCCCCAGGCGCGAGGTGCGCATTCCGCAAATCCTGACTGAGGCGCTGGGCATCCCGCGCGAGCGGCAGAGCAAGTCGTTCGAGATGCGGGCGGCCAGGATTCTCAAGCAGTTAGGCTGGCAAAAGAGCCAGAAGATGCGGGCCGGCGAGCTTGCGAAGCGCTGGTACGCGCCGGGGATTGACCCAGAATCGTTCGCCTAGCGTGGTGGTATAAGGTGGTATAGTTGCACCGCCAAGGTGGAATACCAGCCTCCGGTTGTTTACGTATAGGGCAGATATGATGACTATACCAGTATGGCTGACCTTTACCGTCGTGGTGGTATAGAGGTGGTATACCCTCGAAAACTCAACCACCTCAAGGCCCTGTACTACCTATACCACCTATACCACCTTTCTAAAGAAAAGAGAGAAAAGAGTATAGAGGGAGGTACAGGGGTAGAGGAGGGCAGGGGGGAGGGGGTAGGAGGGGTACATAGGGAGAATCTTGGGAACAGGTGGTATAGTGGCCTAGGTGGTATAATCCGGTATCTCACTACCGGTTTTCAGCCGGCGCCGCCGTCATGAGCGACCTGTTCGGAAATCCGGTTGCCAAGCGCCGGACTTCATCGCCGTCCGGTAGCGCCGCTCGGTACGCCAGCCTACAAACCCGCCGCGCCGCCCTTGAACAGGAGGTATACCACCTCGAAGCGGCCTTCGCTGAGGCGCACGCCGCCCAGCAGCCGTTCGCCCACCGCTACCAGGACGCCTGCGCCGCGTTGGCCGATCTGCTGGATGACCGCGCCCAGGGCGTCGTGGTATCCAAGGCCGAGCTCTTGGCCGCTTATGACGCCCGGCTCGCCGCCGGCCACGCTTGGCAGCCGTCCCGCGCCATTGCCAACGACCTCGGCCGCCGGCTGGCCGAGGCGCGGCGCGAACTGCAAGCGATCATCGAGGAGATCGGCCGCTGATGGCCCGCCGCGCCGCCAAGCCACGTCCGCCCCAGCGCCCACCGGCCGGCGACCAGCCCCAGGCCGTCCGCAGGGCCGCCAGGACCGGCCCCACTGCACTGGCGCCCAATGACTGGCCCGACCCCGATGACGCCGCCACGCCGCGCGCAGCGCGCCGCGTGCATGGCTTCCGCGCCTTTGACCCGATCGCCGCTATGGCCGCCGACCGCCGCTCCGGCCTCGATGCCAAGCACATCCACGCCGCCAACAAGTTGCGCGAACTGGCCGACGCTGTGATGTACGGCTATTCCGGCGACTGGCTGCCCGTCTTTGCCGCCATGATCGCAGCGCCCCGCGCCGGTCCCTCGCCCGGCGAGATCGCCCGGGTGCGCGCCGCCCGCCGGCTCAGCCGGCTCTGGGCACGCTTCACCCCCGACCAGCAGTGGTTGCTGATCTTCGTCGTCCTGGAAAACCGCAAGGTGGCCGAATGGGTCCGGTTTCGCCAACGGGCAACGGGGCGCCGCGTCGATCCTCAAGGCGAGCGCCGGCTGCTCGTCGGCCTGCTCGACCAGGTGTGGCAGTACTTCGAGAGCGAGATCAGCCGCGAGATCGATCTTGGCCGCCGACAGCAGATATAGATTGGTACGCCTGCGGACCTGACGGGCATGGTTCCGAGCGAGCTACCATCCCACACGTCGGTTTGACGCAAGGCCGCGCACAACCAAGCCTTGACAATCGCATCACGTCGGTCGCTATGATTTTTCTACCCTGGTGATACATGCGCCGGGCGCCAATACATCCTGCCATACAATGCACCAATCTGCGCAAACCGAAGCGGCAGCATCGGCCGAGCGGCGGCGCGTGCGCAACCGCGCCAATCAGATGCAGCGCGCGCTCGCCGCCGTACACGTCGCCGTCGATGCTCTCTCCGGCACCGATCGTCTGGTCGTGCTGAACGAAGCGTTGAGCCAGGCGCTCCAAGAGGAGCGCGAGCGAGAAATGACATGAGCCAAACGACAGCAACGCCCGACGATATGTCGTTGGATGCAACGACTGAGCAACGATCTCCGAAGCGTCTCGGTGGCATCACCGGACGTGGCTTCATGCCGGGCCAATGCGGCAACCCGGCGGGACGGTCGAAGGCCAACCGCAACATCGAGGCGCTTGCCCGGTCGCATGGGCCTGAGGCGATTGCCGCCCTGGTCGTCGCGTTGAACAATCCGCGGGAGCGCGTCCAGGCGGCAGTGGCGTTGCTGGACCGCGGCTTCGGCAAGCCAAAGCAGAACTTTACGCCGTTGGACGAAATGCCCGAACTAGGCGCCGTGGTCGCGCCGCTCTTGGTAATCCAGCCGGTGCGCGCGATCGATGTCGAGGCGGAACCGCAGAACAATCAACCGGCGCTGCGGCTGGTCGACTCCGACGACGACGAAGGATAGGACTTTCCTCGATCTTGCCGGACGTGCTATGGAAGGTGGCGTGACCGGTGAGGGCTATCGGTCTCGCTTCTCCATTACCACGGACGATGGACCCGGCCGAGGGGCACCGGCCGGGTCTTTCGCTTTCGGGCGGCGGCCCGTGGTGCGCCAGTCCGGTGGCGGATGCTCGGCGCGAAAGCGAGCGTAATCGCGTGCGTAATCGCGCAGCCAACGCCCGACGGCGAGGGGAACGCTTTGCCGGCCGCGAGTCCAGCGCCAGACCGTGAGCCGATCACAGCCAAGCTCGCGCGCCAAATCGCCGTCGCCCCAGTCCAAGGCCCACATGAGCCGGCATAGCTCCTCCGCGGTCATTTGAGGATATGCACCTTGCCCGCGCGCTGGCAGGCCGTGCAGATATACGAGCGGCGCGCGTAGGCGTCGTCGTAATCCCGGGCAGCATAAGGCACGACAATCAGATCGCCGCCCTCGGTCGCGCCGAACACGACGTGATCAGCGCCGTAGACGTCGATATGCGAACCGAGTGGAAACTCGCGCATGACCGCGCGCACGATTTTCGGGCGCGAGCGCAGCCAAGCGGCGTAGCGTCGGCGATCGATCGTCTCATACCAATGCCGGAAGTCGCTCACGCCGCCTCCTCCACCACGCGGTTGAAGCTGAGCGACATTTTGTGGCCGTAGCCGTAGTCCGATCCCGGATCGTTGTAGCCGTAGGTACCGATATGCCCGCCGAGGCTGGCGGCATTCAGCATATCCCAAACGCGGGCGCGCATATCCGAGGCTTGGAGGTGGCTCAGCGGCGTCCAGTCGATATCGACCGAGACCCAGCCGTAGGCGGTGCCACGCCCGCCGCGCACGCGGACCTTGCCGCGGCCGAAAGCCCGTTCGAGGGTCTTTTTGATCGCCCGGTTGCGTTCTGCTGTGGTCATCTTTCTTGTCCTCTCCTTATGCGGTGGCCCATAGCACATCGCGCATCCACGCCTTGTAGCGCTCGGTCAGTTCGCGTTCGGCTTCGCTCATGGCCTCCAGGTCACCGAGACGCAGTTCCGCGAGCCGGTCGATTTGCTGATCGCGCGCCGAACCGAAGCGGGTGTCCGGGATATCGCGCGACCAGGCATGTGCGCGGCGCAGCTTGGCGATCTCGCGCGGTGACTTGACGTTGATGAAAACCACTTCGCCGTCCTCCGTTCTCTATGTAATAGAAGTATTACATATTACGGCGGCCGTCAAGCGCTAAAACGCAAAAACCGGGCGGTTTTTTCGCATGGATTTCGAGGCCCCGCCACGCCGCATCAAGCGCGATGTATCGACGCGGATCGGCGCCGAAGAACTTGCCGCTGAGATCGAGGAAGTGTGGCATCAGCGCGGCTACCCGCAGGTTCGCGCCTGGGTCGAGGCCAAGCCGGTCTTCAGCCAGTTCGGCGCCGTCTATACGGTGCGCACCAATCTGATCGGTGGATTGCCGCCGCCGGCCGAGCGCTGATCATCAATGCTGGACGGCGGGCCGAGGCCGGAAGCGCCGGTCGTCATCCCGGCGGCCTACGCGCCGCTGTTCTGGCGCACCATGCCGGATGGCACGCCCATCCGCTACCGCGTCTTCTATGGCGGCCGCGGCGCGGCCAAGTCGAGCAGTTTTGCCCGCGCGCTGACTGCGCAGGCATACAGCGACAGGCACTTGATCCTGTGCACGCGGCAGTTCCAGAATTCGATCACCGACAGCGTCTATCGCGTCGTCGAGCAGTCAATCTATGCGATCGGCGTGCAGCACTGGTTTGAGTTCACCCGCAATTCGATCTATTGCAAGCGCACCGAATCCGAATTCATCTTCAAAGGCCTCGAGCGCAACATCAACGAGATACGCTCGTTGGAAGGCGTCACCCGCTGCTGGCTGGAGGAGGCCAATTCCACACGTTTCGATAGCTGGACCGTGCTCGATCCGACCATCCGCCGGCCGGGCAGCGAAATCTGGATCAGCTATAACCCGGAGTTCGAAGAAGACCCGATCCACAAAAAATTCGTCGTCGATCCCGCGCCGCGCAACGCGCTGGTGCGCAAGACCTCCTGGCGCGACAACCCGTTTTTCAAGAAGACCGCGCTTTACGATCTGCGCCTTGACTGGCTGAAGCATCACCCGGACACCTACGACTGGGTCTGGGAAGGTGAATGCCGGCGGATATCCGAGGCGGCGATCTTCCGCGGCACGTTCGATGTGGAACCCTTCGATACACCGCGCAATGTGGACCGCTTTTATTTCGGCGCCGACTGGGGGTTTGCCAACGATCCCTCCGTGCTGATCCGCTGCTGGATCGCCGACGAGGTGCTGTATATCGATTACGAGGCGTATGCGGTGGGCGTCGAGATTGACGATCTGCCCGCGCTGTTCGCTGGCGGCGTTGCCGCCAAGACCGGGGTTTCCTATCCGGGTGTGCCGGGCTGCCTGGAGTGGCCGATCTTTGCGGACTCGGCGCGGCCCGAGACCATCTCCTATCTGGCGCGGCGGGCGCCTGGGTTTCCGATCCATCCGGCCGAGAAGTGGCGTGGCTCGGTCGAGGACGGCATCGCGCATCTCAAGGGCTTCCGCCGGATCAAGATACACCCGCGCTGCGAGAACACCGCGCGCGAATTCCGGCTGTATTCCTATGCGACCGATCCGCACGACTCGCGCATCATCCTGCCGAAGATCGTCGACAAGCACAACCACGCCATTGACGCGTGTAGATACGCGCTGGGCAAATGGATCATGCAGCGGGGCAACCTGGGGGTCTGGGCGCGGCTGGCATCATAGGCCGCGGGTGGCTAGGCTGCTGGCCGATGCGCCTGGTGCACTATTCCGCCACGCCGTTCGAACGGTTCCCGGCGCCGCACCTCCTCGGGCCGCGCGGCCCGCTCAGGCCGCTTGGGCTGTGGGTCTCGGACGATGACTGCGAGCCCGGCCCGCACACGCTGCCCTATGCGTACGATGTGGCGCTATTCGACGGCGCGAATGTGCTGAAGCTTTCCACTGCGACGGAGTTGGACCTGTTCACCCGCGAGTTTCAGCACTTCTGGTCATTCATCGACTGGCTGGCGGTTGAGACGCGCTGGGATGGCCTGATCATCTCGCCCTGCATTCAGGAGCGATGCTATCGGCCGGAGACGGCGTGGTATTACGCCTGGGGCGGCGCGGGCGGCTATATCTTCCGGCCCGATCCGATCCGGTCCATGACCCTCAGGACGGCGGCATGACGGACGAGGCCGCGGCGATCTTCCTGGAACTGCTGGCCGAGATGGCGCGCCACCGCCGGGTGGCGCTGGAGTCGGCCGAACAGGCGCGGACGAACCAAAAGCGGGCGCTGGCGAACTACGACACCTTTGCCGCCGACGAGGCGGCCGAGGATATCGCCTACTCGCAGGGCGAGGTAGCGGCGTGCGACGCGGTGATCGCGGCGATTGTCCGGCTGACCGGGATCACGCCGCAGACCGAGGGCTGACGGCCCAGCAGCGCCGCAACCGGCCAGTCGCTCATGGCGTCGACGGGCTTGCCGCGTTCGAGATAGGTGCGGCCGATCATGGCGTCGGCCCCGGCTCAGCGAAATACATCCACACCGCCCCGTCGCTGGTTTCAACCGGCACCCAGGGATGATCCTTGTCGCTCGTATGGCGGCAGTTGACCTCGGCGAGAACGTCCAGGATGAAGCGCCAGGACGCGCTGTCCATCACCGTCATGCGGGATGGCGTGCCGCTGATCGGCAGATGTGCGATCGCAATGTCATAAGCCCTGCCGTGCTCGTTCATCAGGAATAGCTCGGCGCAATCAGGGGCAGCGGCAGACGGCTCAATGCGAACATGATCCCAGCTCATGGCGTCGTCCGTTCACGCATCGAGCGGCGGCTCGCCGGCGATGCACCGCTCGCAATAGATCAGCATGTCGTGCCCATCGGGCGACCAGACCATCAGCGGCACGTCATCCTCCGGGACCTCCCGCCGACACCGCGAGCACGTGCGATCGTTCGTCTTGCGATGCCAATGGTCAGTCGTCTTGATGCCGCCGCTGAGCCACGCGGCGCTGTTCCAATAAGGCTCGCTCATGGCGCCTCCTCGCTTCCCTTTTGAGTGCCACGCAAAGCCGCTCACGCAGCCGCTTCGCTCCTGCTCAACAGCATAGCATGGCGACATTCATCGATATCAATCTGACCGGCATCTCATCGCTGAGCCGTCCGGTGCGCGCCGAGGCGATCTCGGTCAAGCGCCTCCGTCCACCTTCGCGCGCGCGTATCCGCCAGGTGCTCGGCAAGGATCAGCGTCCCGGCGGATCGCGCTGGGCGATACGGCGGCGAACGCTGCCCGGGTGAAGAAATGGAATTGGGGTGGTGACGTCCTGGACAGAGGAGCGAGAGCTATGACCGCGTCTCCCGACGGCGCCACGATCAGCGCGCATCAGATCACCGCCCAGGCTTCCAGTTCCGGCACGGTACTATCGGCCCCGGCCGGCATCACCGATGGCGGCGGCACGGTCTGGAACCTTGCCGCCTCAAGCCACAACGGCTTGCAGGTGGTGCGCAACGGCGTGGTCGACAGCCGCACGTCCAACGTCACGCTGCTGCTGTACTACCAGGGCAAGATTTACCAGCGGAACAACCAGAACGGCTGGTGGTACTGGGATCAGTCGCAAGGTTATCCCTGGGTTTCGGCATCCGGTGATCCGCGGTCATCCACGCAGCCGACGCAGCCGCCAACGCCGGCGCCCCCAGGCCCGACACCGGCGCCTACGCCGCCCACAGGCCCAACGCAGCCGACCCAGCCGCCGACGCCCACAGGGCCGGCTGGAACCGGCCCGCAGGCCAGTTCCAACTTCCTCGTCGCCGACTTCTCGGCGCCGCAGAACTACCCCGGCGGCTCCGGCCAGCAGATCATCTCGCCGCGCGCCTGGGGCGTCTCGACCGGCGGCGCGGGCGACGGCGGCTTTCAGGCTTTTACCAACAGCACGTTCCGCAACACAGCGGCGAAGATCAATCCGGGCCTCTGGCGCTTCAACGGCAATCTGCCGCAGCGCGGCGATACGCCCTATTTCAACGGCGACGGTTCGGTAAATACCGGCTTGTGGAACAACCTGATCGGCAATTTCGCCGACGTGGACCCGCTGGGCGTCTCCAGCGTGATCGTTGGTGTCAACATCAGCGGCGTGCAGGGTTTCAGCGACGCGAATTCCTACGGCAAGGCCATGGGCAATCTCGCCCGCTTCCTGAACAGCGCCACGATGTCGAATGGCAAGAAATTCCCGATCCTCGGCTTTGAGTCGGACAACGAGCCGAGCAGCAACAATCCGCTGACCTCGTATTTCAACGCGATGGCGAGCGCCGTTAAGGCGGTGTCCGGCAGTCTGCTCTGCTGCGGGCCGACCACCGCGTGGTTCGGCAATCTGATGCCGCAGTTCCAGCAGCAGACGCAGCACATGGATGTGGCCGACTTCCACTCCTATCTGGGTGGCTACTCGGGCTCGTCGGGGCCGGGCCAATCGGCCTATCAGCAGAACAAAGGCACCAAGGATATCGGCGGCTGCAATCTGGCCGGCCTGCCGCGCGCGATCTTCGCCGGTGAATACAACATCGATTGGAACTGCGCGTGTCCGGAGCAGCAGAACTATATCGGCGCGATCTACTCGGCGGTCTACATCATCGAATTGATGAACGGCTCGCCGGCGGAGTTGTGGTCCGCGATCTGGGACGGCCGCGCCGACGGCACCTGCGGCGTGATCGATGCCGACAACAGCACGATCTATCCGGCCGGCTATTGGCTGGGCCAGGCGGTGCGGACGCTGTCCGGGCCGCGTTTCCAGGTCACCACCAATCCGGTGGGCCTGCTGACACTTGCGGTCTCCTCGGGCTCGGGCCACGCCGCCATGGCGATCGTCAACTATGGCCAGGGCAATCAGAACAGCAAGCAGGTGGCGTTCAGCCGATGGCCGGTCAATTCGTCCGGCAATGCGGCGGGGAACATGTGGCAGTTGTCGCAGAGCCGTCCGAGCGGCTTCGCCGGCTCGACGCAGTTCAGCGGCGGGGTTTCCTCGCCGATGAACTTCCCCGATCCCTCGGTGACGGTCGTATGGGTATAAGCGACGCTTTCTTGCCCGTTGGCTGGCTGATGTGGCCAGCACCGCCGGTTGCCGCGCCTGCGCGCGACGACGGCGCACACGCCGCGCTGTTTCGGGCGATCGCCCGCCATTGAGGACGAGACGGCCATGAAAATCCTGTTTGCCCTGCTCGCGATGCTGGCGTTGGCCGCGTGCGGCAATACCGCTGGCGAACGCGCGGCCACCGGCGGCCTTATCGGCGCCGGCGTGGGCGCTGGCGCGGGCGCTTTGACGACGCCCGAGCGCCCGCGTTATCCGTAGCCGGCATGTACGTTCGTATCCTGGACAGGGACAAAAGGGTGCTGGCCGTCAGCCCTGACCTCACCGGGTCGTTGTGGCGTCTGGTTCCCAGGGACACGTTCGTCAATACTGAGACGATTGTGGCTGCCATCATAGCCTCCGGTGACGCTTGGCGGATGATGTTCGGCTCTGTTCAGGTCCGCGACGCCACCATATCCGACCGGCGGCTTGAAGAAGGCGATAGCGTCGTCTTGGTGCCCGGCTCGATCGCCGTAACTCTCAGCGCCGGTTCCCTCTCGGACGACGTCTCGCGGATTAAAGAGCGTTGAGCGGTTCGAGCAGCAGCGATAAGCCGCGTATCCGCGTGCCCGCCGGCTCGTCGGCGCCGCGCCGGTTTGTCACCGACTCGCTGGTCAACTTCGCCGCCAATCTGGGTTACGGGGCGCGTAACCTCCTCGCTGGCTCGTCCTACCAAATCTCGCCGATCAGCCGCAGTCATAACCAGCTCGAAATGGCATATCGCGGCTCATGGCTGGTGCGCGCGATCGTCGACTCGGTGGCTGAGGACATGACACGGGCTGGCGTGATGCTCACCACCGACATGACGCCGGAGGACGAGGCCCGGCTCATGGAGAAGTGGATCGAGTTGCAGCTTTGGCAGCGCTTGCAGGGCGTCATCAAGTGGGCGCGGCTCTATGGTGGCGCGATCGGCGTGCTGATGATCGACGGCCACAATCCGAGCGAGCCGCTGCGTTACGAGGCGATCGGGCGCGGGCGCTTCCAGGGCCTGATGGTGCTCGACCGCTGGATGGTCAATCCCTCGCTGGAGGACACGGTCCGCGATCTCGGCCCGGCGTTCGGCCTGCCGCGTTACTACGACGTGGTTTCCGATGCGCACTCGGTGCCGAGCATGCGCGTGCACCACTCCCGCTGCCTGCGGTTCGAGGGCGTCGATCTACCCTATTGGCAGAAGATCGCCGAAAATCTCTGGGGGCTGTCGGTCATCGAGCCGATGCTCGATCGCATGTTCGCATTCGACAGCACCACGATGGGCGCGGCGCAACTGGTGTTCAAGGCGCACCTGCGCACTTACGCCGTCGAGGGCCTGCGCGATCTGATCTCCGGCGGCGGCAAGGCGTACCAGGCGTTTCTGGAACAGATGGGTCTCATTCGGCTGATGCAGCAGAATGAGGGCATGACCATCATGGATACCACCGACAAGTTCGAGGCATACCAGTACAATTTCGGCGGTCTTTCCGAAGTGCTGGTGCAATTCGGCCAACAGCTTTCCGGCGCGGCGCAGATACCGCTGGTGCGGCTGTTCGGCCAAAGCCCGGCTGGCCTGAACGCGACCGGCGATAGTGACATTCGCAACTATTATGACATGATCAACAGCCAGCAGGAGGCCAAGCTGCGCGGCCCGGTGACCGCGCTGTTCGAGGCGCTGCACCGCAGCGAGTTCGGCGAGCCATTGCCCGAGGGGTTTGGTTTTTCCTTCCGCCCGCTCTGGCAATTGGCCGAGGACCAGAAAGCCTCGGTCGCCTCCACCATCACCCAGGCCGCGCTTCAGGCGTACGAGGCCGGCATGGTGGGGCGTAAGACCGTGTTGCAGGAATTAAAGGAACAGTCCAAATGGACGGCCGTCTGGTCGAACATTACGGACGAGGAGATTGAACAGGCCGAGGATAATCCGCCCGATCCGATGGCGGAACCCGGAGAGGCGCCGGGAATCGAGGCTGCACGTGTCCCGCCGCCGCATGCTCCAGAGAGAGAGCCGGAGCGACCCGAGCGAGAGGACGATGCCGATCTGCCCATGCGGCGGCGACCGATCCGGCCGCTGAACCGCCAAGTCATCGAATTGCTGCGCGGCAACGCGGCCGCCACGGCGGCGCCGATGCCGCTCAATGGTGCCGGGCGGAACGGCAAGGGCGAGCAGGTGGCGGCGCTATTCGGCCACCGCGGCAAGGCGGCGCAGGTGAAAGCCATCCTGACCAATGACCAGCTTTCGCTGATCAATCGGCATGGGCTGAATATCGTGCTGGAATACGAGCGCGGCCAGCGGCGCTTCAGCGAGGGCGTGCCGATCCCGGCGCATTACGGCTATATTTCGCGCACCGGCTCCGCCGAGGGCGGCGCCGAGCAGATGGACTGCTACATCGGCGATAACCCTGATGCCGAAGAGGTCTATATCATCCGTCAGCAGAAACCCGACGGCGGGTTCGACGAGCACAAGGTGATGCTGGATTTCGGCTCCCAGCAGGAGGCGGTGAACGCCTATATCAACGCCTGGCCGGACCAGAGCGGGATCACCCGCATGGGCGGCGTCGAGACCATGAGCATCCCGGCGTTCAAGCGCTGGCTGGCCGGCTTTCCCTACGTGCTCCAGACCGAAGCGCCCAATCACCAGGAGCGCACCGAGTGATGCTCGACGAGGACTATGCGTGGGGGGGCCAGATGGAGCCAAAGGCGCGCTTCCTCTGGGTCTGCACCTGCGGCTTTTCCCACGTCAGCGAGTGTGCGGCATCCGAGATCGAGGAAAGCCTCGCGCGGCGGGTGATCTGCCCGAAGTGCCGCGCGCCGCTGCCGCGCCCGCGCACCATGTAAACCAGATCGGCACAGCAAGGCTCCACAGCGGCGCTCCTTCCCCGTGGCGAAGGCCGGAGCCTCTATGCCGATGGCTGGCCGCCGGATGTCTCATCCCTCCCTCTTCCTCCCGATGCGCATCCGGCGGCCGGTTCCAGCAACAACGGAGGAAACGCCATGGCGCCCTTATGCCGCGACTGCGGGCATTTCCGCGACCAGAACGGCGGCAAATGCGGCCACCCGAATGTTGCCGTGAGCCTGATCGACGGCACCCTGGTGCTGCGCTCCGCCGAACGGATGCGCGAATGGGACGGGCCGTGCGGGACCGAGGGGCGACTGTGGGACAGCGCCGCGGCCGCGCGCGTGGTCAACGCCGAGCCGGCCGAGCGGAAGCTGCCGGCCGGATGACCGCCGTTAACACCATGGGCGGCCACTCCCGCTCGCACGCGCACACCGAACGGCGTATCCTGATGGAGAACGTCGAACGGCATGTGAAGGCGCTCAATCAGGCGCTGTTCGATGCGGCGCTGGCGGGAATCGATTTGAAGATACACGTGGGAACGGGGCCGTATTTCTCCGGCTGCCTGAACAACACCAAGCGCTGCTGGGTGGTGGTCGACCGGGTGCCGCTTGGCGCCTAGGATCATGATGTGGGCGAACTACCGCCAGGCGCCGAATGTCTCGGTGCCGTCGCCGTTCGATGGCGACAAGAGCATCCCATGGTTCTATGACCAGATCGCCGCGCTGGCGCAGCATTGGGCCGCGTGGGGCATCACCGACGTGTTGTTTCCGCCGTCGTTGAAGACCAATGCCGGGCCTTATCCGGGCGCCGACGGCTATGGCGTGTTCGACGACTACGATATCGGATCGAAGGACACGGCGCAGTTCGGCGGCATTCCGACCCGGTTCGGCTATGCCGACCAGCTTCGCCGCGCGGCGGCGATCGTGCATGCCAACGGCATGAACGTGCTGGCCGACCACGTGATGCACCAGCGGATGGGCGGCCACAACGGCGTCTACCGCTACAGCGCATCGGGTGGGCCGACGGCGGGCCGTTTTCCGAAGGACCCGCCGTGTTTCCGCGGCGCCCCGCCGCGTGTCCCCGAGGACCCGGTACCGGCGCCGCAGGACGATTTCAGTTTCGGCGACGAGTTATGTCCGATCAACGCCCAACCACCGGATTATGTGGCGACCGGCCTGATCGAGGCCGCCGACTGGCTGTTCCGCACCGTGCATTTCGACGGCGCGCGCATCGACGACACCAAGGGTCTCGCCGTTGATTTCGTCAAGCGCTTTGTCCGCTCGCCAGGGATGGCGGGCAAATGGTTCTTCGGCGAGTTCGCTTCCGGCGGCACCTGGTCCTGGTTCGGTGGCGAGGGTTTGGAGAACTGGCTGCAATCTATCGATCGCCTCATGTCCGCCGCCGATTTCGATTTTCATTACAACATGGTCATGCCCATGTGTAACAACGGCGGGGCCTTCTTCATGGGCAATCTCGCCGGGCGCGGTCTGATCGCTGTCGATCCGATGCATGCGGTGCCATTCGTCGAAAGCCTTGATAGCGATACGAATGGCTTTGCCACCGTTGTCTTCAACAAAATCCAGGGCTACGCGCTGCTGCTTTCCGGCGAGGGCCTGCCGCAGATTTACTACCGCGATTGGTCGTCGCAGCCGAATTGTTACGGGCTGCACGAACGCATCAACAACCTCTGCTGGATCGCGCACCACTTTTCCGGCGGCGGCACCATCCCGCGTCTGCGCAGCGACCCGCATGTCTACGTCTTCGAACGCACCGGGCATCCCGGTCTGCTGGTGACGCTGAATAACGACGTCTTCAATCCGGGCTGGAAGACGGCGACGGTGCAGACCGCGTTCGGGCCGAATCTGCGGTTGCATGATTATACCGGCAACAACGAGCAGGACTGCTGGACCAATGCCTGGGGGCAGGTGACCACCGGCGTGCCGCCGGCCGCCAACGGGCTGGGCTATGGCTGCTGGGCGCCGGCCGGGTATCAGGGCAGTCCGGTCATCAAGGCGCAGGCCCGCTACACGACGCAGGCGTTCTTCGGCGCTGACGATCTGGATATCGCGCCGCTGACCGCGCAGCCGATGCGCGTGGGCCGGGTGTGGTGCGAGGCGCACACGCCGATCTCGGTGCGTATGCTGGATGCCGCCGGCGAGCCGGCAACGTTCGGCGTGCAGATGCAGATACTGGGGCCGGACGCCAGCCAACTGCTGCATGGCCACGCCAATCGCGTGTACGGCGACACCGTCGCGCGGGGCTGGCACATCATCATCGCCGCCGGCACCGGCTTCGGCGCCGGGCAGCGCACGCCGTTCATTTGCAGCGTGACCTACATGGCGCCGGTTGAGCTGCATCCGTCCGAGTTCGGCATTTGAGGCTCACCCGGCGGGCCGTGCTTGGCGCTGGCGGCTGTTTCGCGCTGGCGGGTGCCGATGCCCAGCCCACCGCCTCGCCCGGCTTTGCGGCGGTCCTGACGCGCGGCTACGACAACGCGCGCTCCGGCTGGAACCGCGCCGAGACGACGCTGACCCAGGACGCTGTGCACCTGCACGGCATCCGCCGGGCCTATACGCTGCAAATGGAGGGCGATGCGCGCGGCTGCGAAGCCTCGGTGCTGATCGTCCCCAATGTGATGACCCCCACCGGGTTTCGGCTCAATCTCGCGATCCAGGCGTCGATGTCGGACGGGCTATGGGCCTTCAATGCCGAGACCGGAGAGGTGGTCTGGGCGAAGAAGCTCGGCATTCCGGTCAAGGGCACGGCCGGCCTCGACATGTTTGCGATCAATGACAACTGGGGCATCCTCGGCACGCCGGTCATCGATCCCGACACCATGATCGGCTATTGCGTCGCCTGGTCGTCGCCCGATCGCTCGGTTGCCAACGCCCGCTATTATGCGCACGCCTTCAATGCCGGCGACGGCTCGCCCGCCGCGGCGCCGATCGATCTGACCGATGTGACATTCGATGCCGGTCATGGCATACCGCAGCAGACGCTCGGGACGATCTACCGCAAGCAGCGCACCGCGCTTCTTCTTTCCCGGAAAGCCGTCGTCGTCTGTTTCGCGGCAGGCGCGGAGAGCGCGCCAACCAACCACGGCTGGGTCCTCGCGCTCTCCGTCAGCCCCTTCCAGGTGCAGGCGGCGTGGAATGACACGCCGCGCTACCATGGCGGTGGCATCTGGCTGGCCGGCGGCGGCCCGGCCGCCGATGATGCCGGCAACATCTATCTGGCGACCGGCAACGGCTCGTTCGATGGTGCAACGGAGTTTTCCGAGTCGATCGTCAAGCTCAGCCTGACCGGTAAGAGCTTCAGCGTGGCCGGCAATTTCGCGCCCTTCACCGACGCGCTGCGCGCCGGCATGCCGGCCGATACCGTCAGCATCGCGGCGGAGCGGCCACGGCCGGCGCAGATGATGCTGCGCGAGCCGGACGGCGACGGGCCGATCGACTCGATACCAGATCGCCCTGGTCGGCGCCCGGTGCCACCCGGCGCGGCGGGCGGCGGCAATGGCTGGACCGATCAGGACCTCGGCTCGGCCGGCGTGCTGCTGATCCCGTCGCTCGGCCTGCTGCTG